CTTCTGGGCAATCTGAGTACAGTGGGCTATGCCCCTAGGTCTGATGCCATACTTGTGGAATAGAAACTGCAGATCGAATATGAAGTTGGCACCAACCTTCACAATTCGTTCTTCCTGTATGATCTTGGCAATCAGAAGCATTATCTCATACTCCTGATCGGCGTTGAAGTAGTCACCCTGGTAGTCCCTAAACGGGATACTAATAGATTGCCAGTCGGACCAGCCAGCTGATACGCAGTCGATCTCACTATTGATAATTTCGAGATCAATCGCTATAGTCTGACCCCTGAGGCCTACCTCATAGCAATACTCGAGGGTCTCAACAGCGTGGGTGAACGAAGGTCTGATGGTTATACTTCGCTCCCTCCTATTGATCTCGGGGAAGTTCTGCTCTATCTTGGCCCGCAGTAGATCTTCGCATATGAGTGGCTTGTTGAGGAAGCTGAATTTGGGTGGGATAAAAGTGGCGGGGTGAAAGGTAGGAACAACCTTAAGTCCGCTGATCAGGGTAGATTCTAAGACTGACCCACGCCACTTAGTTATCCCACTTCGATTGGTTAGGGCTAGTAGGGCGATGTTGCCACAGGCTACCACTACATTCAAAGACGGCATGTTTTTCAGTTCCTCGCCGAGTTCTTTAATGTACTGGTAGCCTTCCTCGGATATGGTCCAGGTCTTGTTGTTGCTGGCTATGTTGATGTAGGAACGGAGTGGCTTGTCCAGGTCCTTGATTACGTTGGTGACATATAGTTCACCACGTGGAATCTTGGTCATGAGCAGACATGAGTCGAGACCCTTACCGGCAGGTCCTACGAAGCCCTTGCCGACACGAATCTCGACCACACCAGGTTGCTCGCCAACTATCCCCATCTTGGCATTGAGGTTACCAGATGGTCGGACGTAAGTTTGTTTCATTCGTCTGCGGTTTCTTTCAGTTTCTGTCTGTGGGCCTTGAATCTCTCATATCCATCCAGATCAAAATGCTTCATCCTCCATACTGTGGGAGTTTCTTTGATAGGTTCTTCATCTATACTCTTAAGCAGCAATCGCCACATCCTTCTGAACCTAAAACTGTTCTTCCTTAGAAAGGTCATTTTCTTCCTTCGCATTGTAGTCATCCCAAGCATTGTATACAAAGTCGACGAAGCCCTTCAACTCCTTGATTCTGAATCTAAAGATAATAAGTAGACAGGCAACGTCTATGAATGCAAGTAATTTCCTCATGTCCTCATCCCATGTACTTTAACCAAAAACGAGTCACGATAGGCCTTTGTCATCTCGAATCCGGTGGCAGACATCCCCAGTTCATGTGCAGCTATCAGTCCACTTCCTGAACCGAGGAAGGGAATGAGGATGCGAGAGCCTGGGAAGGCAAAGGTTTCATAGATATCCCTCATCAGTTCAATAGGTCGCTCAGTTGGATGGGTCTTTTGAGGTGGTGGGACAGGTGAATAGTCAAAGACATTCGAACGACCGGCTTTGTTCATGGCTGGTCTGCCCTTCCATGCGTAGAAGAACATTTCGTAGGCGTTGGCAAGATGGATTTCTGGGCGCTTGGTTTGTCCAGATGGCTTAGTCCAGATACCACACATTCTGGTGGTCTCGAAGCCTGCACCCTTAAGGAACACATAGATTGTATTCCACCAGGGTTCAGGTGCAAACCAGCATAGAAGCCATGAGTGATCCGACATGACTCGGTAGCATTCTTTGAATGTATTGTGTAGGAAGTCACCATAAGAATCCTTGTCAATCTCATTGTAATCGTCTATGCCATAGATAGATTCACCATCTCTCTTTTTGGCCTTCGCCAAGTCGATGCCATAGGGAGGATCTACCTCAACCAGGTGCATTATACCGTCTGGAACCTTCTTCACACCTTCAAAGAAATCCTTGAGAACGAAGGCATCTGCCAGTCGCTTCAGGTCACCAGTGGCTCCGTCTGCTTCCAACTTCTGTGCTATAGCATGTTTGATCACAGCCTCGTCCATCTTCTTCAACACCTTGGAGGCATCATGCTGTGTCTTGCATTTTTCGAATAGTTCAGGAAAAGTCTCACGTGCTTCGGCTCGTTTGATGGCAGTTGTGACTGTAGCCTTGGACTTCACACCTACTGCGTCGGCAGTGTCTTGAACTCCCCATCCAGTATCACCAGGGCCAGGTGGTTTGACTCCATGAATCTGCTGCCTGAGTCCGTGCATCTCCCTAATGATGTTATCGTATTCCCAGTACTCCATATCCTTGCGGTAGAAGTTCTCGGCCATTTCAATGGTCTTCATCTCGAGTTCTGAAATGTCTGGTGGGTAGATTCTGATAGGCACATCTTCGACTTCATTCTTTCGCAGGACAATAACCCTGCGCTCGCCAGCGAGGAGGTAGTACTTTCCTTTCTTTCCAGTACCTTTGTCGGCAGCCTCCATAACTGCTAGTGGTTGTATGAGGCCGATCTCCTTCATTGACGATTCGAGTTCATTGATACTACCCATCTCCTGTCTAACCCTGGTACCTATCTCTATATCGGATAGCTTTGCCATAGCTACCCGTCCAACTTCAATGGTCATTTTAGCCTCCTGTTAATGTCTTGAGCAATGCCGCAGCTTGGTCGGCTGTAAGATCAGGTGGTTTCTTGTGTCTTTGCTTGGTGGTGCTAGGTTTCTTGGTGGCTTTCTTGGCAGGTGTCCGTCGAGATAGACGAATCTGGCGGAGCATTTCAACTCCCTCATCTTGGCTCACCTCGGTTATAGATTCACCGTCGAGATCGTCTAGGTCAGCCATTTGATCTCTCCTTTGCGTCGACTAACGCAGGTATGATCTCTCTTGGCTTTGCAGCCCTAGATAGAATTACACCGACGACTATCATTCCGCTACTCTCGATCATGTCTAGTAGATCATCTAGAATGACGCCGAAGATATTCTTGCGTAGCCCGTAGGTTGATAGCAGCGTATCAGCCCGCTTCTTTTGTTCCTCGGTGATCTCGAATGAGAATCTTGGTTTGTAGTCTTCAGCCATCTGAGCCTCCAGATTGTTCAGTTTTGAGTAATTCTACATCAACAGCAAACTCCCTGCACATTTCTGTGGCTAGGTTTATAAGGACCTTAATGTCAAACACTGTAAATGTATAACTACCTTCCTTCCTAGAATTTCCGAAAGTTAGAGTCAGTCCAATATCTTCAGTCACTTTTGGTCTCCAGTTAGTCTGTCTTTGGTTTTACGTCTATTCTGACAATAGTTCCAGCCCAATAGATCTTATACTCATATCGGTCAGTCTCGGCATCTAGCCTCTTTACGTCAAGTGCCATGAATGCGTCTACCAGTTTGTTTAGTAGTTCCCAGTCCATGCTTCCTCCTAGTCCATTCAAAAATTGAACAAACTTATCTCCATTTCACAGTTGGCATAATCATGTCTTTGACAACTCTATCTTTGTAGGGTAAGATGTCTTCGATCAAGTCTCTTATCTCACCCCTTATATCCGTAGTTGGCTCATAGCCCATGTCGAACAGGGCTTGGTGGGTTGGATTGTAGTGATGATCTTCAGCCTCGTACCTTGGATTCTCTATATGTCCTACACTGACACCCTCAATTCCTAGCTTAAGGGCAGCATCTGCAACCATGTGGGCTAGGCTCAGGATGGTGTAGACATTCTCGAACTGGTTGAGTGTCCTGTACCTACCACTCTCAGGCGGATTCTCGATGGCCAGTGTTAGACACTGGATTGAGTCCTTGAGTGGAAGGAACCCACGCATCTGGCCACCTATACCATAGACCGTCAAAGGATGGCCGATGGTAGCCTGGAGACAGAAACGATTGATGGCTGTGCCAAAGAACTGGTCGTAGTCAAAACGGGTTAGTTCTTCTTTGCCCCTAGGATCGCAGGTCGGATTGATCGACTCCAGTCCAAACACTATACCCTGCATGATGTCAGTGGAGCGCAGGCCCCAGTTGTGGCAGGCAAAGGCTATGTTGTTAGTGTCGTGGACTTTGGATAGGTGATACCAGCTACCTGGTTGCCGAGGAAACAATAGGCCTTTCATAGGACATATGTAAGGCTTGGTGAATAGTGGATGGTGTGAGGTGTACTCACCCAAGCATCCTTCAGGTATCACTCCCTCAGGTATATCACAGTTAGGTGTGCCGTACTCACCCATTGTACCTATCTTGACCAGGTGAGCACCAGGGCAGTACTCACGCATACCCCAGAGTAGGTCCAGTGTGCCAAGGACATTCTCGAGTTGGGTTTCCCTAGCCCACTCACGACTGTACATAGACCAAGGCGCTGATGGTTGCTCAGCGAGGTGAACTATTGTATCAGGTTGGAATTGGCCGAGGAGGCCAAACAGTGTGTGGTTGACATCTTTGTTTCCGAGAGTCATGACATGGAGGCCTTCATAGTCACCGAACATCTTACGCAGGTAGACATGTCTGTCTTCCATCGAAAGGATTGGGGTTAGCGAACTACAGCCCAGTGCTTCCACCCTTCTTCTACGAGAGCCATTGTCGAGTCCAACTACAACATGTCCCTTTCGGATTAGGTGTAGCGCAAGCGGATAGCCGATGTAACCGTCTATACCTAGAATTAGAACTCTCATTTAATCAGTCCTCCCATATACTCTCTATGAGTGTTCCACATACACGATGAGTCCCGTCTGCCAATGGACCACTAAAGTCCCATGAGATTTCTTTCTCATTTACGGGTATAGCTTTGCCGCAACTTTTGCACCAGTAGCCAACTCTATTCCCTTCCCTACCATCTATGGTAAATGGGCTCTTGAGGTCTGATAGATTCATAGGTCAAAGCTCCTTATTGTGATGCTTGAGTTGTCTATCTGAAACTGGGTATGTACATCGTAGCACTGTGCATCATCTACTACGATCTCGATGATGCCTGCGTTGATCAGCGCACCAAAGCAATCTTTGCAGGGAATGACGCAGTTCATGTATAGTGTTGCGCCGTTGACTGAAACACCTAGACGTGCAGCATTTGAGATAGCATTTGCCTCGGCGTGTTGTGCTGGGCATATTTCGAGGTGAGTGCCCGACTCATAACCAAGGAGTTTGCGAGGGCAGGTGTCGGCTACCTGGTTTCTGTTATACTGTATATTTGGGGGAGTTAATAGATCCTTTATCACATCATCCTTCATAAACCTCTCATGCCCACAGTGAGGTATGCCTCGCGCAGGTCCGTTGTAGCCGGTGGCCACTATGGATTTCTCCTTCACAAGGATCGCACCTATCTGACGTGACAGGCAGGCTGATTTAGACGATACAGATATACAGACGGTATGAAAGTACGCATCCCACTTCATTGGCTTTCTCCTGTAATAAACCTGAAGCGGTAGGTCACACACAGCACACCGCTTCAGGTCGGAAGTACACATTATGAGTCTTCCTGGTTTATCAAACTTTGGACTACAGTTTTCGCAGACCACCTACTCCACTCCAAGATCAATCAGGAGTGCCTCGAGTAGGTAGGTATAGTTGCGAAGGTCTATGGTCTTGTCAAGCCAATCCTTCATAGTGTGGGCATTGGGGTCCTTAGCCATCATAGCAATTGAGGTCCAGTGTTTCCTAGCCATGCCGGTCAGGGCCTCAGTAGGTGCAATGCCCTCATCCTCAGCAGCATCATGGAACTGCTGAAGGCGATCACCTTCTGGATCTGAGTACTGGTCTGCCTTTTCCCTCAGCACACGCATGGAGTTGACGTTTGCCTGTATTACCACAGAATCAAATTTGTCCCTATTCATCTTCTTTCTCCTCCTGGGTTTTTCAACAATGTACAATGTTGTACATTCCTATACCTGGGTTAGTTGTTGACGCAGGATTGGCAAGTTGTAGCTTTCACATCGCCACACTGTGATAAGGGACACGCCCCTGCTTTGATGAACTCGCTCTCAGAGCTTGCCAAATCCCGCTTCAAATCTATTTCCCGACGACGTACTTCTTGACCGTGTTCTGGTCACCATAGTCGTCAGTCTTCTTCACACCGACTATCATCCAACCTTCTTTGGTGGGAAGGTCATCCTCCCACGAGAAGGGCCTGGAGTAGTCAATGCCGAAGGCGGCTGCAAACTGCTTGAATTTGTAAAGGTTCCGTTTGTACTGCTTTTGGTCCAACTTCTCCTTATCTAACTCCCAGAAGAAGTCGTTGAACTCTATAACCAGAGGATCTTGGGGTATGTCAAAGACCGGCGAGTACCAGACACAGTCGTTCGTGTCCGAGACGCCTGTCCTCACCAAGATGATGCGGGCCTTGACCTCGATTCCTGCTTTCAGAATCTTCGGTTCAGGAGCGTCCGCTATTTCTTTTTCTAGATCCGTATAATCCACTAGACTCATGGCTAGCAACCTCCTTAGCTGATCTGTCTTCCTGTGTTTGTTAACGAACTTGACCCACTTATCGAATGGTAGGTCTCGATACCACTCGAACATTTTAGCCGTGATTTCCAGACATCACCTCCTTCGGCGAGTTTGTTTGTTTTTTGAACGAACTGTTACAACTCCAGCTTGGGCTTGTCCTCCCATTTGAGATTGATCTTCTTCAACAGCGCCCTGATGTCGGGGTCTTCTTCTGCCTCAAGTTTACCATCACTCTTTAGTCTAGACCTTGCGATGTACCTACCCTGGGCCTCGACGACCAACTTCCTAGTCAGACCGCTTGAACCTTCCGTTCCAAGCAG